ATGACCAGATGGAGTAATTTAGATTTAACCGCTAAATTATTAAATGCTCAAAAAGAACCGCTGGCTGATCAATGGGATATAGTCGAGTTTCCAGCTATTTTTCCCGAAACAGAAAAACCTTTGTGGGAAGAATTTTGGGGTAAAGAAGAATTGTTAAAAGTAAAAGCATCCCTACCCGCTATGAAATGGAATGCCCAATGGATGCAAACTCCTACTGCTGAAGAAGGTTCAATAATCAAACGAGAGTGGTGGCAAAAGTGGGAGCATGATTCTTTACCAGCAGTCAATTATATAATTCAAAGTTATGATACGGCTTTTTCTAAGAAAGAAAATGCTGACTATTCTGCTATCTCTACTTGGGGAGTTTTTCGCCCAAATGAAGATGCACCTGATTCAATAATATTATTGGATTGTCAAAAAGGTCGTTATGATTTTCCAGAACTTAAAAGAGTGGCTATGGAAGAATATAAATACTGGGAACCAGATATGGTCTTAATAGAAGCAAAAGCTTCGGGTACACCTTTGACTCATGAACTTAGGAGACTCGGCATACCTGTAGTTAATTACTCGCCAACTAGAGGTCACGATAAAACAACTCGTATGCATTCAGTCGCACCTATATTCGAGAGTGGTTTAGTTTATGCACCTATCAGAGCTTTTTCTGAAGAAATGATAGAAGAATGTGCGTCTTTTCCCTTTGGTGCAAATGATGATTTATGTGATACTATGACTCAAGCTTTAATGAGATTTAGAGAAGGTGGATTACTTTCTTTAAATGACGATTATGAAGATGATGAAAAACCAATTATAAATAGAGTTTACTACTAATGGGTATTTACATAACACAATATGAAGAAGACGGTATCGTTAAAGAGGGTCCTTGTATTTTGGCACACTCTTGGGAAAACGCTTTGGAGCAAGCAGATTATTTTAATTTAGAAATAGTTGGCGAACTAAGTTCAAACGGTATGTTAGCAGAAGATAGAATCTTGCACTAAAAATGGCTATAGAAAACCAACCAATTGCACCAAATACTTTAAACGCTGATAAACCAAAGTCAGTTGAAGAAGACGAACTGCTGCAAGTTATAGAAGGCGTACAGCAATCTGGCGAAGGTGGTTTTATCATACAAGATGATGGTAGTGCTGTTTTAGATACAGGACAGCCTGATATGGTTGAGTCTGATTTTAATCAAAACTTAGCAGAACTTATAGAAGAATCAGACCTTATGAATATAAGCAATCAGCTTATTGATGGTATTGAAAAAGATAAAGCTTCTAGAGAAGATTGGGAGAGAACTTATATAGACGGACTTAAATATTTAGGTATGAAGTTTGATAGCGAAAGATCCGAACCTTTTGCTGGTGCTTCAGGAGTTATTCATCCTTTATTAGGCGAAGCCGTAACCACTTTCCAAGCACAAGCTTACAAAGAATTATTACCAGCAGGCGGTCCTATAAAAACTCAAGTAGTTGGTCAATATGATTCAACCGTAGAAGAACAAGCACAACGAGTTAAAGAATTTATGAACTATCAAATAGTTCATGTTATGGAAGAATATGACGAAGAGTTAGATCAGTTGTTATTTTATTTGCCGTTAGCTGGTTCTGCTTTTAAAAAAATATATTATGACGAAGTCTTAGGTAGAGCCGTTTCTAAATTTGTTGCACCAGAAGATTTAATTGTACCGTATTACACAACCGATTTAGAGAACTGCCCTAGAATTACTAACATAATAAAAATGCCTGAGAATGAAGTCCGTAAATTACAACAACAAGGATTTTACAAAAAAATAGATTTATACGGTGGTGAAGAAGCTACTGATTATTCAGGTGTCAAAGAAGAAATAGAAAAGTTATCTGGTCTAGAACCAGAGTATGATTCTAGTGAAGTTAATTTACTTTACGAAGTACATTGTAATTTAAACATACCAGGCTTTGAGGATATGTCAGCAGACGGTATGCCTACTGGTGTTAAATTACCTTACATAGTTACTATTGATGTTAATAGTCAAAATGTTTTATCAATAAGAAGAAATTTTTTAGAGAATGATCCGTTAAAAAATAAAATAGATTATTTTGTTCATTTTAAATTTTTACCTGGATTAGGTTTTTATGGGTTTGGTTTAACACATATGATCGGAGGTCTTTCCAAGGCATCTACATCAATACTAAGGCAATTAATTGACGCAGGAACTCTTGCTAATCTACCTGCTGGATTCAAGACAAGAGGGATTAGAATACGAGACGAAGACTCTCCTATTCAGCCTGGAGAATTTAGAGATGTGGATGCTCCTGGTGGTTCATTAAGAGAATCAATTCAACCGTTACCATTTAAAGAACCGAGTGGTACGTTATTAAATTTATTAGGTATCTTAGTTGAATCAGGACAAAAGTTTGCGTCTATTGCTGAAATAAATACTGGTCAAGGCAATCCTAATGCTCCTGTAGGCACTACTCTAGCTTTGTTAGAAAGATCTACTAAAGTTTTATCAGCTATACACAAAAGATTACACGCAGCACAGAAAAAAGAATTTAAATTATTAGCTACCGTATTTAAAGAATATTTACCAAATGAATATCCATACATGACAGCTAACGGTAATATGCAAATTAAATTAAATGATTTTGATGATCGAGTAGATATAATCCCGATTTCAAATCCTGATATTTTTAGCACTTCACAAAGAATAGCTATGGCTCAAGAAATGATGCAATTAGTCCAATCTAATCCAGAAGTTCATGGACAAGGTGGAGTTTATGAAGCTTACCGTAGAATGTACGCAGCAATTGGGGTTGATAATATAGACGGTTTATTAAATCCACCACCACCTTCAGAACCTATGCCAATAGAAGCTGGTTTAGAAAATAATACTTTGATTATGGCTCAAGCTGCTAAAGCTTTTCCTCAACAAAATCATGACGCACACATAGCTATACATATGGCCTTATTAAACACTCCGCCTGTACAAAGCAATTTGCAGGTGCAAGCTACTATTCATGCTCATATTATGGAACACTTACAAATGAAAGCAGATATGTTAGCTTTAGAACAAATGCCACCTGAGGTTAGAACACAATTTGAACAATTAAGTCAACAGGCACAACAAGTGGGTGGTCAAGAAGGCGTAGGTTTGAATATGCAAGCTAAAGACTTGTTAGCACAGTTTTCTGCACCTATACTTAGTCAATTGATTGTTGAGTTTACTGAAAAAATTGGACCGCCTTCAGACGAAGATCCTTTAGTGACTATCAGAAAACAAGAGTTGGCTCTAAAAGGTCAAGAATTAGCACAAGAACAACAACAATTTGTTGCTGATCAAAGTCGTAGAAGAAATGACTCTATGGCTAAAAATAGATTAGATCAAGAACGCATTAACACTCAAGAAGATATTGCTGAAATGAAAGACGACACAACTCAACAAAGATTAAAACAACAAAGAGAATTAAAAATGTTAGATTTAATGAAGAAAAACTAATGGATATTCTCAAAGTGATTCAAGGAAGAAATGAATACTATTTTAATTTTAACAATTGTTTTGTGTATATTTATACTAATTATGGAAAACTCAAATCCAGAGGGGATTCAAGTTATTTATAAATATTTATGGAAAAAGATAAAACATTATTGGAAAGCTCTAACCGAGTACGACTCAGGTAATTAACTATGAATGAAAAAAAATACAATGTAATCAGACCAAATTACCCATTTCCTATTATGACTAACGCAACTTTAGAGGTTGCTACAGACAAAGTTAGAAGAGAAACAGCTAATGGTGTTAAAGGTTTAAGAATAGTACCAGCAAAATAACTTGCAAATTTTTTAATTTTAGTCGATTATACTCACATGAATAAAAACAAATTCACTTATCAAGGAAAAGGTACAGTAAAAACTAAAGACGTACAAAGCGTTGCAGCAAATACTAAACCCACTCCAGGTATGGGCAAAGGAAAAGCGAGAGGAGTAGGTATCGCTGAGTTCGGTACTAAGTTTTCTGGCGTTAGTTAATGTCAGCTATCAATTTAAGAGACAAATATATAAAAGCTCTTGAAGATAGAAGACAGGACGTAGTTGATCAAATGCTGGCTGGAGTAAAGGGCATGGATCAATACGAATTTTTGCGAGGCCGTTACAGTTCTCTGGCTGACGCAGAAAATATATTTAGAGAACTGCTAGGGAAATATATTGATGAAGACGAAGAATCAAGTAGTGGTCCCTGACCACATAGCCAAAGAAATAGAAGAACAAAATAAAGAAACTGGCGAGGCTTTGGATGAAACTTATGTGCCAGAAGAAAAAAGAGTTTTAGACCCCACACTTTTAGATCAAAGTTTAATTGATCGTATGCCACAACCACAAGGTTATAGAATATTAGTTTTACCTTATGCAGGTACTGGAGTATCTTCTGGTGGTATTCATTTAGTAAAAAGTCATATAGAGAGAGAAACTTTAGCTTCCGTTTGTGCCTATGTTGTTAAGATGGGTAACGGTTGTTATAACGATTCTAAAAAGTTTGGCGACACCCCTTGGTGTCAAGAAAAACAATGGGTATTGATTGGCAGATATGCTGGTGCAAGATTCAGATTAGGAGATGATGCAGAGTGTCGTCTAATAAATGATGATGAAGTCTTAGCCACTATAAAAGATCCAAACGATATTATTGCAGTATAGGAGCAAAAATGAGTGAAGAAGCAAAAGAGTCGATAGTAGAAGAGGTAGAGGGAGTTGAGATAGTAGAACTTGATACACCAACACCTACACCAGAAGAAGTTGATAATGCTGAATCTGTTAATACAGAAGAAACAGAAACAACAGAAACAACAGAAACTGCGACAGAATCTGTTGGCGAAGAAGAAGAGTTAGAGGAGTATTCTTCTAAAGTTCAAAAAAGAATAAATAATTTAACTAGAAAACTTCGTGAAGAAGAAAGAGCAAAGGATTCTGCTTTGAATTATGCTCAACAAATTCAAGAAGAAAATAAAAAATTAAGAGGTTCTAAAGAAGTTACAGAAAAAAATTATTTAACTGAAGCAGAAAGCCGATTAAGTTCTCAAAGAGTACAAGCTACTAAAGCTTTGACAGAAGCACAAGCTAATCAAGATTTTGAAAAAGTTGCAAAAGCTACTGACATTTTGGCAAAAATAGCTGTAGAAGAGAATAAAATAGATACGCAGAAAAAAGAACTTGAGTATCAAAATGCTCAAAAAGAAGAACAAAATTTTCAAAATACTTTGAATAATGCGACTAATCCACCACCAAACCAAATAGATCCTAAAACCCAAGCTTGGGCAGATAAGAACGAATGGTTTGGAAATGATCAGATAATGACTATGGGTGCTTTTACAATTGATAAACAATTAAAGCAAGAAGGGTTTGATCCTCGCACAGATGAGTATTATACTGAGGTTGATAAACGTATGAGAGTGGAGTTTCCGCATAAGTTTGAAGATAGTTCAAATGTAGCAGAAAAACCACAACAGCGAGTGGCATCAGCAGCTAGAGCGGACTCAAGCACATCTGGTAAGAGACAAGTAAAGTTGACTCCATCAGAAGTCCAAATGGCTAAAAAATTAAATGTACCGCTTACTGAGTACGCAAAATTTGTAAAAAGGTAAACTAAATGACAAATAAAAAAACAAAAATAGAGAAGGATGTTGAACAGAATTTTAGTAACAGAACTGATCGTTCTGCGGACACTCGAGAGTCCCAAGAATCTCGCAAACCTTGGCAACCACCAACAATGTTAGAAACGCCAGAACCACCTGAAGGCTATGCTTACAGATGGATTCGTGCAGAGGTCTTAAATAGTCCTGATAACAAAAATATAATGTCTCGTCTGAGAGAAGGCTTTGAGCTTGTTCGTTCAGAAGAGATAGGAGATTTTCAGTTACCAACTATACAAGACGGAAAACACGCAGGTGTTGTATCAGTAGGAGGGTTGTTGTTAGCTAAGATACCTTTAGAGACAAGACAGGAAAGAAATGATTATTTCAATAAAAGAGCTGCAGAAATGCAATCTGCTGTCGATAATGATCTTATGAAGGAATCTGATAGTCGTTCTCCAATCGAAAGACCGAGAAGGACTTCAAGCGTAACTTTTGGCGGTGGCAAAAGGGAGTGACACTTAATACAAACTTAAAATAAAGGAAATAAAATGGCTAATAAAGATGCACCTTTCGGTTTTAAGCTTGTAGGCAAATTAGGTTCGAGTGTTCAAAACAACGGAACTACCGAATACGAAATTGCTTCAGGCGCAACTGGAAGTATTTTCTCAGGAGATCCTGTAAGAATGACTGCGGCTGGTACTATTCTTGTCCATGATGCGGCAAGTGAGCAACCAATCTTAGGAATTTTTAGAGGGTGTCAATTTAGCGACTCTGCGGGTAACGTGACTTTTAAATCGTTTTTCCCGACTGGTCAAACTTCAACAAGTACAATAGTTGCTTTTGTAGAAGATGATCCAAACAATCTCTACGAAGTACAATGTACTGGTTCCCTTGCTTTAGCTGCTGTTGGCGCTAATGTAGATTTAGCTTACACAGCTGGTTCTACTATTACTGGCCAATCAAAAGCTGAAGTTGATTCAGGAGCAACATCTGCTGCTGAAAATTTCAGAATCATAGGCTTTTCTAGAGATCCTGAAAACAACGAAAGGGGTTCTGCTAACGTAAACGTGATCGTTAAAATTAACGAACACCAATACACTACTACTACAGGAGTTTAATCATGGCTATAAATAGAGCGCAACTCGCTAAAGAGTTAGAGCCTGGACTAAATGCCCTTTTTGGTATGGAGTACAGCAGATATGACAACGAACACGCAGAAATCTTTGAAGAGCAAACTTCAGATAGAGCTTTTGAAGAAGAAGTAATGATCGTTGGTTTTGGTAATGCACCTACGAAAGCTGAAGGAGCTGGAGTAAGCTTTGATAATGCAACAGAAGGATTTACGGCTCGTTATGAACACGAAACCGTAGCTCTTGCTTTTGCTTTAACAGAAGAAGCAGTAGAAGATAACCTCTATGACCGTCTTGGTTCTAGATATACTAAAGCACTTGCTAGAAGTATGGCTAACACTAAGCAGATCAAAGCGGCTAATATTCTAAATAACGCTTTTTCTACAAGCTTTAATGGGGGAGATGGTAAGCCTTTAATCGCTACTGATCACCCATTATCTTCAGGAACTGCTCAGAATAGAGCTACTACTTTTGCAGATCTTAATGAAACTTCATTAGAAGATGCACTAATTAGAATCTCTACTCAGACAGATGATCGTGGACTTGCAATTGCTTTACAAGGAACTAAATTAATCGTTCCACCACAACTTCAATTTGTGGCTGATAGATTAATGAATACTCCAGGTAGAGTAGGAACTTCTGACAACGACATCAACTCAGTTAGAAATCAAGGTATGCTTCCTCAAGGTTATGTAGTAAATCACTACTTAACTGATTCGGATGCTTACTTCTTAAAAACTGATGTACCTGATGGTTTTAAAATGTTTGTTAGATCACCTATGCAAACTTCTTTAGAAGGGGATTTTGACACTGGAAACATGAGATACAAAGCCAGAGAGAGATATTCATTTGGATTCTCTAACTGGAGATGTGTTGACGGTTCTCAGGGAGCTTAATTCATAACATCTCAGAAAGGGGTCTTCGGACCCCTTTCTTTTATTTGTAACTTATAATATACTGCCTGTAACTAAGGATATAAATATGAGGTTACACGAACCAAATAGTCTATCTGAAACGCCTTGTATAGGTAGTTGTACCACTTCGGTAATTCCATTTGATAAAATTTGCCAAGGATGCGGAAGATCTGTTGAACAGATTCGTGATTGGTGTCAATATACAGAAACTCAAAAAAAGCTAATAAATATTCAAAATTGGCTTAAATTTGACATCAAACAAAAACGCAGATACAGGGAAATGACTATGGAAAATAAACTTGAAGATATGAGGGGAAGACTACTAACGACTAGATGCTTAATTGAAATGATTTCAGAAGATTTAACTAACCTTTATGGTAAAGATCCAGCTATTAAAGAGTCTTATGAAGCTCTTTTTGAGGCCCATCAACTAGTTCTTAAAGCAAAAGAAAAACTACCTATTGCTACGCAAGAAGCAGTATAGTAATATTTTAATTCTAGGGTAATTTTAATATCTTTATCAACTGACCTAGCAGACAAGCCGAGATGATAAAGACGATTTCCAACGGAGGAAATTATGGCAAATTCGACTTTTAGTGGACCAGTAAGATCCGAAAATGGGTTTAAGGTCATATCAAAAAATGCAACAACAGGAGCAGAAACTGATGTTGTTAATATTGCATCAACGGGTATTGTTACAAATAAATTTGTAAAGCACGTTGGTTTTGCAACTGGAGTAACTGTAAACACAACTGCGGGTGATTCACCTACTATTGGTCAGTTTACGCAACCAGCTAACACAATCATTACTGATATAAAAATATTTTGTAATACAGCACCTGTTATAGGTACTGGTGATATTGGTTATGAAGTAGGTACAACCAGTTCAGGAGCTCAAATTGTTGCAGCACAAACTGATGAAATATTAGATGGTGGTACTACGGTAGTGGTTGGAAATGTTACTGTAACTTCACTTGTGCTACAAACACAAGACGCAACTACAGCACCAGCTTCCGTTCAGTACACATCTGCTGAAAGAACAATTTTCTGTAATATTACTAACACAGTAGATGCAACAACTGCTGGTGAATTTACGTTTATTATTGAATACGTTCAAATAGCGTAAGGAGTAAATTATGGCAGACACAGTAACCTCACAAACTATTCAGGATGGTCAAAGAGTAGCTGTATTAAAGTTTACTAATGAATCTGATGGAACAGGGGAATCTTCTGTTAAAAAGGTTGATGTATCAGCACTGTCTTCTAACAATGAAGGTAAAG